GCCAGATCTCATCTCTGCTGCTGTCCGGTTGCTGCCCCTGGGGGAGGTGGTCCGTAGGGTGAGAGTGTTGAATGGTTTGGACTATATAACTGCAATGAATATAATGCTGTGTGGCTTGTTGATGGAGAAAGAGTGGTGGGTGAGGTGGGAGAAGCGCGGGACCCTGTCTTTGGAGCTGAGCGACATGATCGATGACTTCAAGTTCGTATCTGACCGAATCAAGAAAGTCGGAATATCTGACTTGAAGAACTGGAATCATTACGTCGAACTCGGCGGACTGACGGGTTACAAGAATCACTATGAGGGTGACGGGTTCGACAAAGTTAAGGAGGCGGCTGCACTGGCAGAGGGTGGAGGCGGTAATCGCCGCTCGCCTGATCCAGCTGTGCCGTGGATGGACTACTTCAAAAAGATCGCACGACGCGAGCTGTTGGGCCAGCCTTTCGAGCCCGCAAAGTACGTTTCATTCCCTGACTTCATCAAGAACGTGTCACTTTGGGAAACGGCCGGGAGCTGTTCGGTTGGCAAGATCGAATGGACCTTTGGTGAAGAGAGTGGTTCTTTCAAGGTTCGGAAGAACTTGCTTGCAGACGTCCAAGATCTCGACGAGTTGGTTAAGGCTGCATTGACACAGTCGAAACAGACAAATGTCGCGATCGAGAAAAACGAACTGGGCAAGATCCGAATCGCAGTCGCGGGAGATACGATCACCTACTTCAGGCAGGCTTGGATGATGTATTTGAGCAATCACTGGTACAAGAAGTGGCGAGGAAGCACGATGGAGGAAGACACTAGCACACAATACAAGCGTATGAATCAGATGCTCGATATGACTCTCAAATGGTACTCACTGCCATTTGACTATGCCAAGTTCGATCATCAACCTTGGCTTGAGGAGATTCTGGTTCTGGTGGACATCATACATGAGCGTGCTTCTATGTCCGTTCCGCTGGATGAGATGGCTGAGTTCAGGCGTGTTGCGGCCTTGGACCGCAGGGGGTTTGAGGAATCGGTTTTGATAGTTAACGAAACAGTTGGGGCGCACGTTGTCGAGCATGTGACAAAGGTGACGGGCGGTATCATGAGTGGGCTCAGATATACCACGCTTGTCGGTAATGCATGGAACACCGTGATGACCGCGATTGCTGAGGACTATCTTAGACTTAGCGGTGTGTTGGTGCCGGTTAAGACCTGGATACGCGGAGATGACAGCGCGATCTACACCCCAAACTACTACGATGCCCTCCTGGTACGTCAGAGTTTGCAGACGATAGGAGCTATTGGTCACGACCAGAAGTTTGGCATCCACGCTCACGCAACTGAATTCCTGAGAACGTGGTTCTCCGATCGGTGTTACGGTTACACGGGTCGAATGGTCCCAAACCTGGTTCAACGAAAGCCATGGTCGAGTGAACCCCTCAATCCAGAAGAACAGTGGGGTGTGTTTCGGAGTGTTTTTGATTCATTGATCAGGCGCGGGTGTGAACGCGCCAAGGTTGATGCTGTTTGGGATGTGTTGGTGTCAGGGTACTGTTCACGACTGGGGATCGACCGGTCTGTTTTCGGCACTCCTCGCCCTTTGGGAGGCCTGGGTGTCGAGGTGTTCGCAGCTGAGAAGGTGTGTGGGCCGGTACCGAGTACCGCCGGCTTGGCCGTGAAGCTGAAGAACACAACCACCTACCGCGAGGAGCGGTGGGCGAAGAGGGCTGCTGAACTAGGCGTTCAGCTGACTGGCGATCAAGCCGCCCTGCTAGCGTCGGAGGACAGAATGAGCAAGATCAGCGGAGATGATATTCCATCCTTCGCGGCAGCCGTGAGACCTAGGTTTCGCGAGCTGCTCAGAGAGGTGAGACCCCACCCTGTTGGCGGCTCAACTGACCTTTATACGATAGTATTAGCCTGTAATCGCGCACAAGAGCCGACGCTTCAAGGGGAAGACTGGCTCAAGCACAGACTCGAATCACTCAAATCAGACCTGCAGACCACATCCTTTGGATATTTGAGACACCTGTCGAACGATTTCAACGATCTTCGGAGGGTGGAGCCCATGCTAACAGTGCGCGATACGTTCAAGAAGATTGATTCAATCAGAGGTTCGAGCTCGTTGGCCGTCTGGCAAGGAGTGAGAAGTTACCTGAATCCTGGGGCTGCGAAAGACTGGGTTTTTGGTGATTCTCTAGCTGCTCAGCAAAGCGGATGAAACGGGATGTTCGAAAAACTTGTGGCCCACACCGTCATGTGGGCGATCTCTCGATCCTGGCACGATCGCAAGTTCAAACACGACGCTACCTTCTTACTGAGAACAGTCTCACACGCTGTGTCTCGGGTGTCGGCTGCGTATGCCTCTGTCTCACCAGTGCGGCTAGTAGACGGCTGGTGATGGTGACGGCCACCGCATGACACGACCTAGTGACGTGGTACAGACCACGCGGAGTCCATGGTGAAATTACTGCAAATCTCGACGGGGATCCATACAAGAGACTGTG